CAATCAAAGAATAATTTAAACGCAAGATTAAACTCGCATCTAATTTTACTCCAAATCCAAATTGCCGAATATTGTCAATCGGCCTTATCTCTCTCAGTGCGCCCATAGTAATAAATTAAAACAAATTATTCTGCACAACTTATAATAAAATCAATTGTTGCGTCAGTCCCACCGGTCTCACTAACAAAATTACATCTAATAAATGCAATAGGACTATTAGCTAATCGTAAAGCATTTGTCCCGTTACTTGTGACAGTAGTGTCTCCTTGCTCGTCAAGGTTAAACCAGTTAGTTCCATCTAAACTTCCCTCAACTCGAATATCTATACTAGTGTTAATGCTAGCGATAGTATACTGAATCAAAAAATGTTTATATGGCAAAACTTTCCTAATACTAGTTGTTCCAATAGCTGTAAGTCGATCCTCAATAAAAATTGCGTTATTTGCCATTATAATGATTTTACCAACTTCAAACTTTATAAGTATTTGTATTAAACAATTAAAAACTCTTTTTTTCTCTCAAGGATATCCATAGCTTCTGCTTTCCATAAATCCACTCGGTCTCTGTGACTTAACCTATTACTTGGACCATCATCAGCAAATCTGGCCGCCCTATCATTTTGAGTTTTAATATCCGAGGCAGTTAATAAAATACAAGCCTTTTCAATATCTCCGTCAACAGTAGATTTCCCATACCTATAAGTAAACCTATTCCCTTTAGGGTAAAATAAAGAGCGATCTTTAATGTAAACTACACCATTAGTTTTATCTACAAAATAATCTTCTGCTCTTCCTTCAGTTTTATTTGCAACATATTCAATATCGAAATTACCATCAAAAATATTAATAGAATCTGTTCCACTAGTAAATTGCTTAACTTCTCGATGTCTTAAGTAAAATGCATAGCCTAATCCTGCAACTCTTGTAGGATTGTCCACAAATTCATCAGTAACAGTAATGGTTCTCCATGCGTGGCCTGTAAACTGTTCAATGAACTTTTCATTACGTTCAATTAAATTATCAACAGTCGTATTTGTAGGAGAAGTAGTGCCGCTAAAATCAGCTCTCTGTAAAAATTCAGCAACTTGTGTGCTTGTGCAATATGTAACCATACAAGAAATATGAAAAAGAATATTTATAAACTTAATTATTCAGAATCTTCTTTTTTCGCTTTAGGTGCTGCAGGTTTTGCGTCAGCTAAAGTCTTTTTTTCTCCCTTAAGAACAAATCCTTGCTCTTTGAAGAACTCAATTTCTGCATCCATTGCGGAATCATCAGAAAATGCATAACCATTATCTTTATCAAATACAATACGCACTCCACTAGAGTTTAGATACGCATGTTTTTGATTTTTTTGCTTTGGGTTGAGTAATATTCTCGCCATAGTTAAATAGTTTATGAGAAATAGATTTATAAAGTTATTTATTAGAAAAAAAGAGATTTATGAAAGATCTCTAATTTTACCTTGGTGAGCGAAGTTAGTACATTTAAGTTCTCCCGCTGTAACAAAGTCTCCTTTCATTCCCATTGCGTCAAGTAATAGGTGTTGTTCAACATTTGTTTCAAAGTTCCTAGTTGGCATTGCAACCTCGAAAGTAAGTGTTTCAGTGTTTAAGAAGTAAATTCTTGAGGATCCATCCGCAACAACTGAATCATCAACAATCACAGGAATGTTCATTACTGAGGAAACTTCTACCATTACATCATTTCCTGCAGCACTTTGGATTCCATTGACACCAACTTTAATTCTTTCTACTCCTAGTCGGGATTGTCCTTCAAATAATGCATCAATATCTCCTAGAGTATCAAATCCAGTAATAATTACATTATTTCTTTTACCTGAGTTTTGCTCAATAGTTCTAACAGCAGTTCTAATCATAGCTTTTGTAAGTGCTCTATCAGTCCCTGAGTTGTGGTCAACATAAGCATCGTAGTTAGTACTAGATGACCGGTCGAAACCGTAGATGTCAGCATCTCCCGCAGTTAAAAGCGCAGATTCTTCTGATTGGGATGAACAAACTCTATCAATTGATTCAAAGTTATCTCCCGCTAGAGTATCAGCGTCAGCAAGTAGCATTGTGTTAATAGACTTAACGTGTTCTTCACCAATGTCTTTTCTTAGTTGGTCGATACCAATGTCATCATTTCCTGCGGCAGCCCTCAAATCTTTAAGCATACTAGAGTTGTATGAATGTACAACATGTTTAAGACTAATTTTTCCTTGTTCGTAAGTTGGAAGAATAGTGTCTGGCACAGCACCGTTTTCAGCAACTCCTCCTTGTCCTAGAGTTCCACCTCTTGCAGTTTTAATTCTAAATCCTGCTTTCTTGTAAGGTACTTTTGGGAGGATTTGGAAAGTTTTAGCATCTTCGTTTAGTTGTGACCAAACTTCAGCACCGTAAACATCGTTAGCAGCTCCGCTAGTTGTTGTTAACAAAGGAGCGTCTGCTTTTACAACGTTCATAAGTTCTTCACTTGCACCACCGTAGTGTACAGCCATAAGGTCTTGAATTGTGTTAATGTTTTTGTTTACTTTTTCGTATTCCATTTTATTATCTCTCTACGATTTGCCCGTCTACAACTCGAGCTTTACCCATTGCAACGTCATAAGCATTTAATGTTGACTTTGTAACAGTAGCAGGTCTCTCAGCCTTAACAACTTCAACAGATTTAAGTTTCTCTTGGAGTTCTTCGTTAGACTTTGTAAGTTCTGCAACTTGGGATTCTAATTCTGAAGTCTTTTTCTTCTCTTCAGTATCTTCTTCCTCTTCGTCTTCTGACTCGGATTCTTCAGTTTTTTCCTCCTCAGATTCTTCGGAAACTTGTTCTTCAGTTTTTTCTTCGCCTTCTTCTTCTGGTTTCCCAGACATAGCGGACTCAATCTCGTCCAGTCTAGACATAATACTTTGAACCATATTTACAACTTCCTCAATGGAAACTGACGGCGATTCTTCAACCATGTCTTCAGACTCTTTAGTAACTGCAACTTCTTCAGTTGCAACTGTTTCTTTTTTAATTTCCTCAGCCATTTTTTCTGTGTTTTGTTGACTCTTAGCAACTGCGGACACTGCCTCGTTCAATGCGTGCGGATTACAAGGATTTTCTACGACAGAAGTTTCATATTGTTGAAAACCTGTCAAGACTTTAATAATGCTACCTGAGTCAGACATTTCATATTGAGGATTTTTCCCCGCAATGCCCCCGACAGATAAACCAGTCTTTTTACCCTCTTTGATATCCTTCCAGACAGAATCTTCTCGATCATTTCTCTTAAAGATTTCATTTAACTGGAGTACACCAAATTTACGAGTTTCAGGATGTACAAGAACTTTATATGCTAAACATTTACCAACAACTCCGTTAGTGTGTTCGTCATTAATGGAAGGCATTTGCATGTAATCTTCCATAGTCTTGATAACATCCGCAATAGGGATTCTCTCCCCTGATTTGTCAACAGCATCGACAGTAGACCATGCAACAAATAAACGATCTTCAGCTTTCTCGATGTAAGACTTAATTTTATCTAAATCGTCAGTAGCTTCAAACTTAGATAATACATCATCCCTTGAGAAGGAAGATTTTTCTTTTTTTGATACAAATAGCATTTCTGTCATTTTGCTTTAAATCTTTTTTTTGCTTGTGCAATCGCAGGAGTTAAAAAGGGTCTCGGATCAGTTCCGTTCTTCTTAATATCTTGTGCAATGGCCCAAGCGATGCGGTTTGCTTCTTTCTCATCACTAACACCTAACTTCCTCTGCACCCATAATTTAATGGGTGTAATAGGAGGAATTTGTCCAGGCATGCGCCCAAACTCAATGGAATCAGCGTAAGGAACAGAGTAAACCACTTCCTTGTCCAAGTACTTCCTGTTAATGTTGCCACTCTTTAAAAGAGTACCTTCATCAACAATACTTTTATTGACAATGTTTTCCTGAGATTTTGTGAAAATGAAATCGGCAACTTGATCCAGTTGTTCGTCGATAAGATCTAAAAGTTCGTTCTTATCTACTTGAATCTTGAAACCTACCATCCGTAACCTCTTTAGGAATTACCTATTCAGTGGTGTTGCCAGTTTATAAATATTATATACTCCTTGAGAGTTAGACTACTTTTACTATTACATGCCGCCAATTGGGCCTCGGAAGAGGTGAGGTTTTATCCACTTTCCATCCTTTTGTAGCATTATTTTGGATTATTTGTACCACTTCGTCCCAAGACTTACCCTCGCCTACTTGTTTGACAATGTTTTTACTATCTTCTCCAGTTCTTTTATCGCTAGGGCCGATAACTTTAAACTTCATAGTATTTAAGTCCCCTGTTTTCTCGTAAGAGGTTTTCCTTGCAGCTAAAGAGATCTTGGAACTTTCAGTTCTTGCAATTTGTCTAAGTTTGTTATCTGCAACGTCAGTTTGTTCTTTAAGTTGTTTAACCAAACTATCAATAGTAAAATCTTTCTTACCATACGCTTTCTCGATAATGTCAGTTAAGTTCTTACTTAAATCCTTAGACATGTTACCAAATGCTTCGTTGAAGGTAGGATTCTTTTTTAACGCCTCTATAACATTTCTATCTTCTTTTCCGAGAGTAAATTGTTCTCCTAATTCTTTGGAAACTTGAGTCACAGACTTAGTATAAATAGACTTAACTCGGTTAGCAGACTTAGCTTTAAGTTGTTTGTCAATGTTTCCCGTGATTTGATTAACTGTTTTTTCTATTTCCTTTTTAGTAGGTTTTTTCTTAAAGTTTAATCCTTTAACTAGTTTACTTAATTCCTTTTCTAGGAAAGTCTCAAATTTAGTTTGCTCTTTTCTTTCTGCCGGAGTTTTCTTACTAACTTGCACAGGAGTCTCCACTATAACTTCTTTTTTACTGTCTTCACTGTTAGTAAATGGGACGAAATCACTTGTAGGTTTCTCAAGCTTAAGTTCTCCTTGCTCGATTGTAAACTTCCCATTCTTGTCTTGAGTTACAGTTTGTCCCATCTCTAGGCGCAGTTTAACATTCTCCAATTCTTTCTTTTCAAGGTCTAACTGAAACGCTTCGTCTTCCTCCTCGCTAGGGAATAATTTTACTTCCCAGTTAGTAAACCCGAGATTCTTCTCAAAGATAAATGGTAACACATAGTCATTAAATAAAGCTTGAACATCTTCTACTGCCCTGTTTGTTATAGTAATTTGTAATCCTTCATTGTTTAGTCCTCCGCTAGTACTCATGTCGTTCTGAAAGATAGGACTCACACCATAAATTGCTCCAATTTGGTTTCTAAATTCGTTTCGGTTCTCTGTGAACTGCATTTCTTGTAGAGTTCTACTTAAGTCAATATACTCCACAGCTTTCCTAGAATCTTTATTATTAAACACCAAAGGATAAATCTCGTGAGGATTTTGTTTACTTTTCTCTCTAATCTCGTCCATTGCAGAAGCTAAGCCTTTAGCGTTATCGGTGTTAAATGCAAGGAATCCTTTTGGAGGTTTATTCTCACCGTAATATTTTCTAATAAAATCATCCTGAGTAATTAAAATCATTATTTTAGGATAGAGAGAATATAATGGGCTCCAACCATAAGTAGAACTAGGATTATGTAAAGATTTATGTAAAATCTCGCCCTCATTGTAATACATGAATCCGTCAAGAGTCCGCACTTTGTAATGGGCTTGAAGATTAGGCAGCCCAGTTACTTCGTCTACTGGATCAAAACAAAGTTGTCTTGTGTTTAAATCAAAATACGCTTTCTTAGACTGATTAAAATTATCTTCAATAAATCCTAATCTTTGTGCTTTATCTGTTACAAGTTCTACAGTTAAAGGATTAAGCCTTAAAATCTCAGTAACGTCCGCACCAACAATTTCTTTTTCTGTATTAATGTGGTAATCCTTCAAAGCCAAGAGATAGGCATCGTCATCCCAGTCAAGATCAAATATATACTCCTTAAATACTTCCACTAGAGATTGACCATTATTGTTACATTTCTTAATCCACCCATTAATTTCTTGTTCTTGCGATTTAGTTGCCGCAGCAAATATTGGTTTAATGTCAAATCCATTCCTGAATGTTTCTTTTTTCCTTGCTCCAAAAATGTTTTGTAAAATGTCAGCATAATTTGCCAAAGCCCACAGGTCATGAGCAGTAATTAATTGTTGGCCAAATTTAGATAACGCCCATTTAGAATTAGCGCGCATATTAAACGCAGCATCATCTGACATTGGTCTAATAGCCGTTGACAGAGTTTTCAAATCTATACCTTTCATAACATCATTTGTTTGGGACGGGGAGACTTGCAAGGAAACATTTTCGAGAGATTTTTTAATTTCATATAAACCAACCATTCATATCACTACCTATTTTGTGAAAACTAATATTTATAAAGATTAGTGTTAAAATTAAAAGAATTTAGATTTCCCCTTTAGTTTTTTAATTGTCTGAATAGCTTTAACATATTCAGCATACAATTCATCATACTCTTGCCTAGGCACGAACTTAAACTTATATCCTGCCATCCTTAATCCGTCAAGATATGCTTCTCCCTCCGGACTAACGTACTCTACTTTTCTTTCCTGTAAGAACGATAAAAACTCGTTAACATCTAGAAGCGTATTTTTAATTTTCTTCTCCATGTACTGCCCCCAATTCTTCTTTAATATCTCTAAATTGTTTCTCCCAAGGCTTAACCTCAGCTAAAGATTTGTTAAGTTTCTCTTCTTGGTTCTTTAACTTAAGATACTGATCTTCATCCATCATAGTGATAAACTTGTTCTTGAAATCTTTAGTATTGATCTTCTCTTTAAATGCCTTAAATTTATTTTCCATCCCCTCAAGAGATAAAATATCTTCCATTGGCAACTTGTTCTCTTCCATTTGTAACAGGGTTTTCATTCTCTTATACTCTACACTTCGAATATACTCTTTAAACTGAATATACTCCCTTGTAGAAATCTCTGCACCAATTCTCTTGTAAGTAATTTTAATGTCTTTCTTTGTCTGAGCTAAAGCTTCATCTAACTCAGCCTTACGTTCCCGAACATTTGTGGAAAGAACTTTGTTTGCATATTCTAAAGTAATTTCTTCCTCCACAATCCTTTTTACGTTGTTTCCGTCTCCGTTAACAAACTCTTCCACAGTAAATGCAATACATTTATTATCTTCAATCCTATGTCCTCTCGTTGTTTTAATTTCTACTGCCATTCTAGATTTTACCATATCGTATTAATCGTTGGACAACCTTAGAGTAAGTCTTTACATTAAAAACAACCTTAAGTTCTTCTAACCTTTGCTTGTCAGATTCACTTAAAGAAACTTGTACTCTTTCAGAAACCTTGTCCATAATGCTATTATGTGTAGTTCTTTTATAAATTTTGTGTGCTGACTTCATCTACGTTTTGTTTACTACACAAAAAAGGACTAGAAATTAAAGGAGATAACTTCTCCGAAAGCATCTCCTCCCTGGAGTAATTCATTGAAAGCATAACGCATAGCGTCCATTGCATCATCGTTAAGTTTAACAGGCTCATCTAAGATTCTCTCGTCTTTATCAACACGCCACTTATAACTTCTAATTTCTTTCAACACGTTAACGGAACTCTGGTGAATCATAAGTTTATGGCGCTTAACGTAATCGATACCTTCCTTCACACTATCAGCACCTTTTTTCACGGGGTAAATGTTAAATCCCGACAATCCAATCTCATGAATTAGTTCCGGTCGAGCACAATCAGCGTAAATGGGAGCGCTAGAAGGAATCTCAAGAGACTTTAACCTGTTTATGATGTCTTCTCCTACAAGGTGCGATTCATAGAGCAATTCTTCGATGTAAGCGGTGTTTTCGTCAAGCGTGATTTTAACTAAAGCAGTAGGGTGATTGAAACCAAAGTCCAAACCGTAGAATACGTTATCAGTTTGAGGAATTTCTTCACATGTATCCCATTTAGTGTAAATACTAGTTTGAGAGATACCTCGCTCACCTAAACCATATATACGCCAGTAGTTCTCGTCAGTGTCCCTATACCGTAAAATCTCTTTCTTGATCCTCTTGTCAAGAAAAGGGTTGTCCATGAACGTAGTCCTGTAGAACTCTACGTCCTCTCTAGTTAATACGTAATCATAAATCCAGTGAAACTCCTCCGAAGGGTTATAGTCTAAAATGGTTAGTTTCCTTGTACGCATGTTTAACTGTCTGAAATCCTCTAACTTAAGCTCGTTTGCCTCGTTACAAAATAAAAAATCTCTCCCAGGCCCCCTCATCTTTTGAGGATCGTCACAACTAAAAAACCTGAACGTGTTAGAACCTATCTTGTAAATGTTCTCTGTTTTATTGTGATGTTTCTCAGTATACATCTCCAGATTGTTAAGTATCTGAAAGAAATCAAACATTACCGAAGACCTTAGAGAGGGAAAAGATTTACGTACAATGTCTATCACTTGATTGTCCCAACTCGTGGAAGCCATAGAAATAAGCCAAGTAAGTATGTTATACGTCTTTCCTGACCTTGACCCGCCTTGTTCTACTATAATGGAAGTTGTTTCCTTTACTTCTTGAAGATGTTTAAATACAATGTTTGCCCGCACCTTGACAGGACTATTCGTCTGGGGCATGAGTTACAACCTCCACGTGTAAACTCCTTTGAGTAATGTCTGCAGTTACTTCATGTTTATCGGCAACCTTATCTTTAAAGTTCCATTTCTCTAAGAACTCAGTGTAATCTTTCATAGAATCTCTCATTTCTCTCATAAACGCTTTATCTGCTAAAGGATTGTTCTCTTCCTCTGCTTGATCTAACCAATACAAATATCGTCTCTTGAGTCTCTGGTGAATCAATCGTTGTTCCTCTCTCTCCACATCGTAATCAAAAGGTTGGTACTTGAGAATTTCTAGGTTAGCTTTCTTTATGTATCTGGCAGCAGTTTCTTTGTTGATGCCTTTGTCCTTAGCTAAAGTCCTGCAAGAGATTTCTCGCCCTTGCAATTTAACATCTACCACATAATCTAAAATTTCTTGTTGGGTTTCTTTCTTCTTCTTTCCTGCTTTACCAGGCTTGTCAGCAACCTTGCCTTTCTTTACTGGAGGTTTCTTTGCTGCCATTATTCCTCTGCCCAATCCCCAAAGACTTCTTCAAAAATATTCATTAACTCATCATAGTTATTATCATAGGCACTAAGTAAAGTTTGAGTTTCTTCTGCCTTCTTAATAAATTCTAGAACTGCTGCTTTGACATCTTCTCTATCACACCTCCAAATTTCTTCTCCACTAAAATTAATATTTTGAAGAAAACATTCATCTTTTAATGTCATTTTAATGATTCCTCCACCAACCGAGACAAATTATCATCATCTAATTTCATAACTAAATCGAGCCACCATTCGTCACGATTTTTCTCTGTCTTAGCAACTATTGCCTCAATGTCTTCCTTGTAAAACACTTTCTCACCTTCTTGGTGCAAATACATAACTCCGTCTCTTACCACATGTAAAAATGGATCCCCTAAAACATAATATCCTGCTCCCTCAAGGTTGTCTTTAGTTCCTTCAATAATATGTGCTTGTTCTCCAATCTCACATTTAAACAAATCATCTTCATTTAACCCTGTTATCTCTCTAACTTGTTTTGATAAGTGTTTTCCACGCCCATATTTTATTTTTGTTACCATCTTGTTGCATTGTCCGAATTATGTACGGTTTCTTTATAAGTTACTTTATAAATTCGATAGTTTATAAAACTATGTGCAATTCAACTAGATTTTTATTTCTAGGTTCTTCAGTTTAGCAAATATGTCTAGATACTTTCTTTCCTGAGTTTTGACTGGCCTGTTTGAGAGGCCCTTTGCTTGGACAATCCTTCCATCTTTGATTTCTACTGTGACTAGAGGGGTGTCTTTCTCTTCTCTAAGAAAGCATATCTGTGTTTTCTTTTGAATCACTCTATCAATATACGACCCCACACAATGACAGAGTATTGCTCCTTCTCTTCTAAGGTCTTCGGACTTCTTTGGAGTTTCTACAATGAATTTACTGTGAACCATCTCTAACTCATGGTTGATGTTATCGTAAAAGATTTGGTCATCGTAGTTCTGTTTGAACAGTTTAAATTCTCTTGCAGTGATGTCATGCATTGACTTAAGATACCTTGGAAACTTCTTAAACTTGGAAACGTCCATTTGTTTTAGCATTGAAGCATAGTCCATAATGTACTCTAGATACGTACTAAACGTCAAATCTTCGTAGATTCCATAGTAATTAACATATTGGTCTAGAATCGCTTTTATCGTGTACCCATGCTCATTCTGTAGCTCTTGCATCGTCCCACCAAATAACTGATATAAATTGTTACAATCTGTTGTTGTATCATCTTGCCCTATCCAAACTCTTTCTCTGATTCTCAAATCATCCCAATAGTTGAGTTCATGCATCTTGAGAATAATTTCGTTAAGAAACTCTTCATCACGATAGTATTGCTCTAAGAAGTCTTCATCAACAAGAACGTTTTTATCTCTTACAATTCTGAAGATATCTTTTCTGAGTTTAAACTTCTTTCTGAACGTACTTATAGCGAGATTTAAATTTACTCTTCTGGAAATCTTCAAATCTTTCTCCAGTTCTTTAAACAATGAAAAGTCTTGTTTTATCCTCCTCAAGTCATAATCTCCCTTGATTCCTGCAATTTTCTTAGTGTAATCTTTAAATACCCCACTAAAAGAATACTTCCTGTACTCCCAATACTCTCCCTTCGCAATGTGATACATGTCTTCGAGAAATTTTGTGAACTCTTTCACAGCATTTGGATTCTTTTCTTGGTCGTAATTTGCAATGTAATCCTTCAACGGTTGAGGATTTGTTCTGTAACTCCAAGGAATGTTCCCCACATGATATCCTCTGAAGAATCCACCTAGACTACTTGATGTTGATTCGAATACGCTGTGCCTGCACTCATACTTGTAAATCACTACCTCTCCCTTCTTCTCAGATTTTACTATAAACTTTCTATCGTCTGAGAGTATTTTGAAAGGCTTATTTCCCCAATCGCTCTCTTGTTTCATTTTTCTTTGTCAATAAAACCAAGAGCTTTATCTATATGATCTCTGAGCCACCTTAAATTATCAACAGTCAGATATAATCCATCACGGTAATCGCTCTCATTTATCTTTACTTGATAATCACTTTCTTTAGTATCTATCTCAAGAGATATTTCTTCTCCAGAACCATCTGAATAACTCTTACTGTATTTTATGTTTAAATTATTTTTTTCTGTCATTTTATTTTTAATGTTATCAATTCAGGACAGATATAATTAACTATCCTAAGAACCAATCTTACTCTCAAACTGTTTTCTTTCCAAGTAACAGTATCCGCCTCCCAAACCATGAATGGCTTTTTTTTAGTGTATTCTACCATTTTTGTTTACATAACACATCTTTCGATGTTAAAATATACATAGAAGATAATGTTTATAAATGTTTGTATCTATTATAGAATTAGAAAAGAGAAGGGAAAACTAAAAAACCTTCTCAATCCATACAAATATTATACAACATACCCCATAATGGGGGAAATCCTCAAAAGAGGGTTATCTCTTAAGAAGATGGTTGAAAAATGTACCCTTTATACATCCATTCCCTTTTTTGAGCGTCTTCTCTAGCTCTTGCTTTTTTAGCATTTCTCACCCTCCCAATTATTGCCATAGTTTTATTGTATTCCTCGAGATTCTCTTCTTTTAATTTTGACATACGTTCTTTTTGTTTATGTCTTACCATCGCCTGAGCACAATATTTTCCACAGTACTTTTGATTCCCCCATGCATAAGGCATTTCTTTACCACACATATAACAATTCTTCATTTTTTTAAATCTAATATCTGAATTAAAGCATTAAGATCATCCTCTAAAATCTTTTTAATATCATTTAGAAAACCATTCTTAAATTCTATTGGGATATTAAGATATTGTATAGATGTTCCCCCCAAACTTATAGTTATATCTTTATTTGCTTTCTCTGCCCAAAGTTTACTCATTAATTTATTCCATTCTCTAATTACCACTAAAGTTTCTTCAGGACAATCTTTGTCAGAACTATAATAATCAATTAAAAAGTCAAACGTTTCTCCTTGCTCAGTTATCTTACAATAAGGCACCCTTAGTTCTTTACATGAATCCCAATTATGATTCTCTATTACCTCATTCATTTGGAACCCCCAATAATTTAAAGGGTCGAAATTCGTAGTGGTCATTCCCTGAGTTAGACCATGTAACTTTATCTATTAAAAAATAATCTTGATTTAAAGTCCTAATAAATTCATTATAATCATCTAGGACAGTTTTACGTTTCCCTAACATCTCTTTAGCTAACTCTTTCATCTTTGGTTCCCAAACCTCAAAATAATTTTCTTCCATTTCTTCATCACTCGGAGTTTCAGGATAATGTTTTCTGAATATTGGCATGTTATACCCTACTACATCATATTTAAATGCATCTTTAATCTCTTCCGAGGCAATTTCTAAATACTCATCTAAAACACAATCTAAGAAAAAATCAGTCTTATATGTATTACCTAGATAATTAATAAAATACTTTTGAAGATCAGTTTCAGGTTCAATCTTATTTAAAATTGTGTCAATTGCTTTTCTGTAAGCAACTGTGATTACTCGAGTAATCTCAATACTATCGCCTTCTTCTAAAGAAGAATCCTTAGGAACGTTAATAAATTTCTGTCCGCTCGCTTTATTTTTCTTAACTTCTAACATCACCATTTTATATTGTATAATATTATTTAATGTTTTAGAATATATAAACTTTTCTATTGCGAGGTTAAGAAAATAGCTACAAACAAGAATAGAAAACCTACTCCAGACATAACGATACTCATTATCTGGAGTTTAATAATAACGTCATTATCACTCATACACTTTTAAAAAAGTACAAGTTTATAATATTACCTAGTTTCCCATCCCTGATTCTTCAAATCTTTTATGGCAAATACTATCAACCAACCAAATATTAATTCGTTCAGAAAACTGTAATATATTCTCCAAATTATCTCTTTTGGATTCTCAAGTAACATGTTCAAACCATAAACAATACTAATAACAGTTACGATCGCCAAGTAATATAAAAACACTATAGGGTGAAATAATGTTAAAATTAAGATGCTTACTCTAACTATTAACTGGAATATACTTACTAAATGGTTCCACCAACAATCTAACACCAACATAGGATGTCTCTTAATATGTTTAGTTATGAGCAAAGTTTCCCTTAAACTTCCTTTCTTCCATCGCAACATCATTTTCCAACAGGGTTGAATCATATTTGGAACATAAGTATAAGCTATTGCGCTTTTCTCGTACTCTATACGTAAATTATAATCTGTCTGTAAATGTTGAGTGAACCACCTATCGTCTGAGAATGCACATTTATTCCCACAAAAAGTTTGACCCAAATACTTGTCTCTAAACCAAATCAAAGGTTTTGCACGATATACACTTAACTGTCCATTGGTAACTTGCATGTAACCGTAATTGGCTGGAGCTTGTCTCCATATATTAGATGAACTCCAGTACATTGCACTAAGTCCTCTCGTAAGTAAATTATCTGTTCTATTCTTTACCAAGACATTTGCAGTCACTGCACCTACATCTCTAAACTGCATCTTCTGAATTAAATTATATATTGCATCCTTTCTAAACGTAGTATCACTATCTAACATTACAAAACAATCAAAGTAATCTTCCCCGTATTTTTTTGTCAAGTAATCTATACCTTCATATTGTGCATGTCTTTTTCCTTGATTCTTCTCACAAATAATATAATTACTTTGTGGTAACAGCTTGGTTAAAGTTTGTTTGACATTATTTTTACTTCCATCATCTACAAAGACAAATGTTTCAATGTCTTCGCATTCTCTAATACATTTAATAGTATCTCTAAGGTTCTTACTATCTTCATTGTACGTAGGAATAATAGCAGCTACTTTGCCAGCGTATTCTTTTCGTGGCTTGGGAGTACTAAATAAATATAACCCACAGTAATAGTAAAACCAAAGGAATCCCGCAAAGAAACTAAAGAATAAAAGGAAATCTAAAAAGAAGTTACTTGTAAAGAAACTCATTCTTCCTCCTCAAGGAATAACGCCTGTTGAAAGTTAATGTATGCTTCTATCTCATCTATCTTTCTTTCAATCTTTGAATCATTCACCATTTCCCTTAACTCTTGTAATTCTTGGTTAAGTCCCGTCTCAATCTTGTTATAGTCTTTCTCGTAGTTCCAAGAATATAAATTATAACTTGTGAAAATACAAAATAGTAAAATCACAATAAATGCATAAACTTTACTTCTCATTTTTTATATTTTAATTCCAAAATGTAATCCAGTCAAAGAATACTTGTAAGAAGTTTCTATTTGGTTTAACTTCAGCAAGTTCTAACTCTGCACCTAAAGTAGTATTCTCTAGACTACTTGCATTTAATATTGTGGAGTTAGATTCGTTTGCTTCCTTTGTAAAGTTAATAACTAAAGTTTCGTTTACTACTTCTGTCTCATTAACTGTAACGTTTACAATAACTCCAGGGAACTTTTGAATGTAGTTAGTATATGTCTCATACACTGTCCCGTTAATTGTAATACTTAAAACGTTTCCATACTCTTCAGTTCTTACACCAAATTTAGTTTCTCCAACATAAACTTCAAATTCTTCTGCTTGAGATAATTCTAAGTACTCAAACGCGCCACCACATTCATAGTTTTGATCTTGTTGTTTACCAGAACTAGATTCATAAAAAAGTTCTTCTTTAGCACAATCAATTATAATATTATATCTTGTTCTAGAAAAGTCTAAAGCTTCTACTTCGAAAGTAGTTCCCAGTTCTGATCTTTGTTCTGTACCAAATACAATTACTCCGGCACCTGATCCCCCATAAGCAAATACGCCACTTATGCACAACACACTTAACATTAAAGTTATCAATACTTTATTCATATTACTTTTCATTTGTTTCCTTTTATTTATATACCTTAGTATTTCTCTCGAATGTGAATGCCACAATAAGTACAGTCACATCGCCCATATTCTTCTAACTTCCAACACATTTCCTTACTTAAAGGTTTTCTGCACCCAGGACATTTCTTTCTAAATAAGTTTTTTATTAAATTCATTTTTCTATTTCCTATAAAATATTAAAAACAAGACTATAAAAGCGTATGCAATATAAGCTAAAGCATATGCTCCCATTTGATTGTAATGTTCTATCTCATGTAAACCTTGTAAATGTCTTTCTTGAATCTTTACATCATTTGTCACCCAGCTAGCATATTCATTACACATAAAAGAAGCTTTTTCTAAGCCCGCATCAATAATGAATTTATTTGGATTATCAATATACGTAATTGTCCCGTTAATACAACCATGTTGTTCTGCAAGTACACTATGTCCATTCTCGTGAGAACTAAGTCTTTGCCATTCAACAGCATAAATTGTGACTCCAATAATAATAAAGGCTAAAAGTAATCCTACCCCCATTTCGATTATTTGTTTCATTCTTACACCCTCTCATTAAATAACAGCCCAGGACGATACACTAAGTTAGGGTTCTCTTGATATTGTTTTACTTGGTAAGCTACCCAATAAGTATTAAACTCTGTCTGAGACATGTCTAAGGAAGTTCTAATTGCATTGTATGCTACTTGAAATAGGGGTTGTTTTAATTCTTTATCATTATCAATATTCCACAAAATATCTAATTTTCGTGCTACGCTTTCTTGTTCTAATGTTAATTCTAAATCTGTTTTAGTCATTTTATAAATACTTCTTTAAACTTATCTCTATGAGAGTTTATCTTATCATTGTGTTCTTTTGCAATGTTATCTCTCTCATCTTCATATTCATATTGCATTACTTCTTCTTGTGTGAATAGTAACGCATCAAAGTATGCCATCATTTCCTCCATCTTTTTCTGAACATCTTGGGCAAGATAAACCTGTTTAATCCTAGTTCCCTTGTTATGTTCTAATTCAACATGTGCTTTATATTGTTTCATCTTTTTTGTGGATTTTTTCTGATGTCTACTAAGACCCAATATTGCATAGCCAAAAGTAAAATTACAAATAATTCAAATACCGTCATTTTTATTTAAATATTGAATCCCCCATGTCCAGACCAATTTTCATTCCCAACCAAGAACTCAGGGTGCTAACTAAAAGTTGTATCCAATCAAATGAATCGCCTGTTCCTTGTACCATCAATGAACTCACCAGTGCAAACAATATTAATGCCCCAAATAATGCTATAAACAACTTTTCACTATATGCAAGGGCCAACCCAAAAAACCAACCCAAGCAAAAACTAATTGTAAAACTTATCACGTATCCCATTTTTTATTCAAGATATCCACACATCTCACATATTTCTTGATTAAAATCAAGTTCTCTAACTTTTTTCCCACAATTCTTACATGTAAAAATAAGATAATTTGTACAATTCGAATTGAAATTTTTTAATGCCTCACTCATTGTTGTCATTTTTATTTGTATAATTTTAAGTATTTTTCAATACATTCCAAAGGCTCTTTCCAAAACTGATCATCTTCGTAGATTCTTTCAATTAATTCCTTTGCCCCTTGACGATAAACTTTCATTTGTTCGTTCCAAATAGCATCTCTAAACCTTTGTCCATCGTTTTCATCACTATCTAGAAGATGTCCAGACATTTTGCCACACCAATCTTTTATGAATTTGTTAAATCTATCTTCTAATTCCATTGTTTATTACCCCAAATTCTGTGAGTTTAATCTGTCTCTATATCAATAGGAGATATGATTTCACTATAAAAGTAAAATAATGTCTTCTTTGCCACATCAACACCAATATTGTCTAATGTGCCCATAACTTCTGCGTCTCCGTACGCATCCACTCGTTCTTGTAATTTTTTAATTAATTCTGTTGCTTTCATTTTTCTCTAAGTATTTATTTAAATAAATCCAAATGGTTTTTGCTTCATCTATTGTAAAATCAAGATTTGCAATAATGTTTCCTTTTTCATCACAACCATAAACTGTGAAAAAGTCTTTGTCATCTTTTCGAATAACGTTCATTCGAATAATTTCTTTTTTCTCCCTAATTATTTGATTTTCCATTTTGTCGTATAAGCTTTGTTATGTGATCTTAAAATCAAATTTATCATTTGATAATTCTTTTTCAAGCATTTGTTTCAAACTTTCTTTTGAAGTTTCAATCAAATCACCAATATCTTTTTTTGTAATCTCTTCAGGAGAAACACATTTCTCAAATGTCTCTTCAGAAACTTCGTACGTATCAAGCAATTGTTTTCTTATTTCTTGTTCCATTTTGTTCGTATAATCTATCTTATGTGTACTTATTTAGACTCCCTCGCTTTTCGAATAAATTCTCTTTGCTGCTCTTCAACTATTTTATTAGCTGATTTCACTCTTTCAAGTGCTATGTTCATCTCCTCAAGTGTTGCAAGGACTTCTTTAACCTGACTACACCCTACAGAATCTTCCCATTCAAATATCATATTTTGTAAATCTAGTTTTACCATTTTATCTTTTACTGACCTCCCAAACATAAGCTTTTCGGTTTCTAATACTACATACTTCTTTGCCCATACTCTTCACCAAACCAGCGTCAACTAATTCATTACGCCTAGGGCTCACTTTATTCCTATCTTGTTCAAACCCTAAAGCGTCTGCAATCTCTGCATCTGTGCAGCCAGGATGCTCTTCAATGTATGTATATACTTGTCTTTGCATTCCTTTTCTTGCAGTTTGTACACTGTCATCAAAAAACGCAGTAAGAGAAGTATCTCTAACATTAGTTTTCATTGTAACTTTAAACCTCTTTTCCTAGCTTCTGTTGACAAAGCCGCTTGGGCGATTCTTTTTATATAAGAATCTTTCCAAGTTAAACTATGCTCCCAATCTTTAAGTATCTCCCAGTCACAATACCCAGCAATTTCTGTTTGAGCCTGAAGTTCCAATTGTTTCTTTTTAGATTGAATCTCTTTTAACTTATTTTTGTACATCATAAATCACCTCTAAATTGTTTTGTCATTTCTTTCCAATTAGATGTTAAAAAATCCTTTTTATGCTTTAATTCATTTAGGAAAGTGTCTTCTCCAGTAAAATACATGATAATTAATGCAAAGGGTACAGTAATCACCGAAAAAATCCAAAAAAAAGACCATTTGATTGTTAATCTTATATCCATATCCATTTTAATAATCCTCAAAAACCTCTGCATCAGCTTCAAAATTTCCTTTTTTATTTCTAAATCTATCAATTGCTTTGGATTTAGCCTCAGCCTTAGTTTTTGCCTTAATAACATAGTCCTCAGACCATTTAATATCAACACTCACAGTATAAGTTTTCATTTTAATTATAAACTCTCCAAGCTCCAACACTATCTTGATGAGATAGAACATTTCTTCGTAACCATTTACCGAACTTAACGTTAATTAAATCAGCCATAGCAACATTCTCGTATCTATAAAATGTAAATTTCATTTGTCAGCATAACACATCTTTCGATGTTAAAATATACATAGAATATAATGTTTATAAATGTTTGTATCCAATTGCTGAGAATATTATATTAAGTTAATGTAACTAAAAAGTTAAGAATTAAAATAAAGGTTCTTTCTCTTCTGAGCTTGAGTCTTCAGAGTCAGTAATTTCTTCTTCGGATTCATCGTCAGTGGGAGCAACTTCGTCAAACACCCCATTAAACTCTTCCATGGCTTTGTTGATCTCTTCTACTTTAGTATCAAGTTGAACTTTCTCTTCTTGTAATGTATCAATCTGTGCAATTAATGCTTCTTGTTGCTGAGAAAA